ACGGCCCGTATAAGCAAGGTCGAGATCGTCAGCGGTGCGAAATTCTGGCAACGCCAAATTAGGCACCAGCCACGCCTCGCAGACTACGTCGATCCCGTTCAGCAACACCTCGACGGTCTGCTGCATTTCGAATGCAAACGCAAAGCGCCCGCGCATACTGTCCTCGCGGAGCAGAGGAATCGCCGCGACGGGCACGACCTTGCCCGCCGGCAACGACGTCATATTGCGGATATCGTGTTTACGACGCGTCCGTGGCACCGCCAACGGATTTGTTGCATGTCTTGTTCTTACCTGAGCCATTTTTTAACACCTTTCAAAATGTTACTTGTTTTGACTACGACATTTTTGCCGACGCGTCTAGCGCGACGGCATGTTTTGCAGGGCCTTTTTTTCACGGCCCCATCCACGGTTCAAAGAACTCAAACGCGGCCTTGCCGAACGTATTGAAGTCTTTTTTCGGGTCCCTTGTTAGGGCCCCGGCTTTAACACTGTCAAACGCGTTAGTCACGACCTTTGCCACTGGTTGCCCGAGCGTTTTATACCGCTCTTGGCTGGTCATGCCTGTTACGTTGTACCAGATATCATCCCATCCAGCATAGACGCCCGCGACCATTTCGACGAGTTCGCTTTCGCCGTACCGCTGCGTAAATGGTGCAGCGCCGCCTGTCGTCGGATCGACACCGTACTGCACCCAAGGGTTCACCGTTTCCGGTGCATCAAACGCGGGGAGCATCGGCGCCCCCGCGTTCGTCGCGAGGCGGGCGCTTTTGAAGGCCGGTGAGGCAAACGCCCCCCCGGCATTTGCGCTCACCCTTCCCCCACCGCTATTCCACCCCAACGCGCCCGCCATCCCAAAGTCTGCCGAGGGCGCGGGTGGAAAATAGCTCTTGGACGTTGGGAGCGCACTCTTAAAGAGTGACCCCGTTAAACTGTCCAAGGTGGAACCAACAGCCCCCGCAAGCACACTTCCAAAGGACGGCACCGCCGCCCTTGCTTGTGCTGCGGCCATTGCATTATGGCCTGTTGTTGTCGTCTTTGAAAAAGCCGACAACCCCCCCGCATTCAGGACCGTCATGGGATTATACCCATTCTCAATCGCGGCCTTGTTCATTTCTGCGAGGTTTGCGACGTTGGTGGAAACGAGCGGAACTTTCGCCGCCTCTTCCATCAACTTCGCATTTCTTTTTGCTTCCTTCCGTCCGAACAAAGCGGAAATGAGGGACCCAAAAAATGCCTGTTGGATTTCTGGGCCCCCATTGTTCAAAAGGGCATCTAAAACGATGTCATACATTGCGCTTGTACCTTTTGAATAGAACCACACCGATCTGAGCGGACACTGCCAGCAGCGCCCCGCCTAGATTTACGAACGTATCGGCATGCTCTGACGCAACGCCGTACGTCACGAGGACACCGGCAACATACAATCCCGCTCTTCGCCCCACTGGTGCTAGGAGTTCCCGCGTGATTGAACCGATCACCTCTATTTTTTCCATGTTATCACCCCCTTTCGTTTGCTCTCACTGCACTGATTTGCGCCCTTTTTCAAGGGCTTTTTATTTGCACCATGGCACCCAATCTTTACTTGCGCCACCGCCTGCCCGGCGTGGCGCTAGCCTATCCGGCCTTGCTTTACATACCTTTTTTTGGTCTTCGCGCGCCGAGAGCGACTGCGAGGCAGGCTCGACCAGTTTTTTTTGTGGTCTGTTTTTGGCCGTTGGCTTTTTTATTGTTGGTTGCTGTGTTGCTTTCGCCACATGTTGCTGTGGTATCGGTCCCGGCCTGATGGCCGCTTGCTTCGCGAGCGCCTGTTGCGTGACCTTGTTAATGGGGGAGCCGCTAAAGATCGCATCGACGATGCTTTCCATCTTTGTTGGCACCGGCTCATTCGTAGATCGCTGTCGCGACTGACCTTGGACCGGTGTCGGCCGCGACCAGGTCTGCGACTTGGTCTTGCGGATCGTAGAACTGCGTTCCGAGGAACGGGACGATTTCTTTTTGCTCATCTGGTGTCCAATCGCTGTTATAAAACCCTATGCGGTTTTTTCCGAAGTAATACAATTCGTGGGCCTCTCGATACTCCTTTCTTTTTTGCGCTTCTTCCAGAAGCGCCTGATCTACGGGCCTATAGTTTTTCGGATTGGCTACAAACAGTTGCCTGTTATGCCAATGCTTTCCTACCCATTCGTGCAATATTTCCGATGGTGGAAAGTCTTTCCATGGGTGTTTCTTTTCCCATGCCTCACAATACGCGCCCATGAATAAATCCCATGTCGCGCCTTTCAGGTAGAATTTTATTAGCTCTCTCGATTTCTTTCGCCGCGCTTCTGGGAAGGTGTAAAACCTATCATGTGGCACAAGGCCGTTTTCTACCATAAGCTTGGCTTTATTTATGAAATAATGCGCCCCTATCGGCGGCACCTTCGAGAATTGGAACTTGCTTTGCGCGTTGGTATCTTTTTGATCCTTGCGGATATACTTGCAGCAGTATCTTACGTGTGATGGCTCAGGGCGCTTCCACACTTGATGGCCGTGTTCCCAGTGGGCGTCCCAGTACCTACGGTACATTTTCACTGGCATCACCTTTTCCTGCCAGAAAACGATTACATGCCAGTGTGCACGGCCTTTTAACGTACCGTACTCGCCCGCCACGAGGTAGCGGGCTGGATATCCATGGTTGCGCAAGCGCTTTAACCAAATCTGGATATCCGAGTACGTTAAGACGGCTGTCCGCTCGTGGCGGTCGATTCCGTCTTTGTCCCGACCATAGGTCAGCGTCACAGAGTGCGTTCCTACGGCGGTACGGCTTTCAGCCAAGCAACGACCAACCCAATCATTGGTTAGATTGTCGTTGCATATATCGCAGCTACGACAAGCAACGATGGTTCCATCTGGGAGAGTGGTCGGATTGTTGCACATTCGTTTTTATCCTTCGTTGCTAGTCAGTAGCTGCATACTTGCTCAAGGGAGTAACGGGCCCGAAAAAAGCCCCTAGATTTCTCTAGGGGCTTTTTTCTGCACCAGCAGTTACTTGCTGGGTGCGGGTTTCACGGCGTCTTCGCCGTTCACGGTCTTTCCCATGACCGTGATCGTCACCGCATCCATGTGGCGACGGGCGTCGTTCACCGCCGCATACTGCTTTTCCGGTGTTTCCTCAAGCATGGACAGCTTGAGGGACGACATGGCTTGCTGCACCATGATACGATTTTTCGAGGTCATACGTGTCACGTTAACACTTCCTTTGCACGTTCTCGCCATTGGGCCAATTCCCAATGCGCGGGGTCATAAGGGTCTTTCCAGTCCCCACCCCACACTATAGCGATGCCGTGCAAATGCGCAACCTCTTTTCCTATGTGGCCCAATAATTTCCATTGGTCCTTATTCATATTCCACGCATATTTGCTATGGACAATATCAGCAGCGCAGTGCTGATGCGCGTACGCTTTAGAACCATCATTTTTTGACAGTCCTTTCGCGTACACCTCCTGCTGCATTTTGCGCGTTCTCACAACGCAGTGTGCGAACATCGGAATACCGAGCGCCTTGCATCTTTTAACAAAGGCTTGTTCGAACTCCAATATCAGAAGGTGCGCGTTCTCCCTTTCAGCCCTCCACTGTTGGGCCTCATAGGTCGGATGGCCCAAAAAGGGCCAATCCTGTATCGAACGCATCGCGTCTTGCATATCGCCGGGAACACTGTCCCGGCTTATCTCGCCGGTATCGGCGTCACTTGTTTCCATCATCCGGTAATACAGCCTCCTTGTCGTCGGGCACGGATGGCTGAGACTTGGCGCTTCCTTCGTCGGCCACCGGTTCGCTAGCGCTTGCATTATCTGCTGCTGGACCGACAGACTTTGTTGCGTTGACGCGTTCAAAGGCTTGCTCCAGTTCTTTTTCCCGGCGACGGAAACGCCGCATCATTTTTTCTTCGATGGCTACTAGCGCCGGATCGCGTTCCACGAACTCATGATGCGTCGTGAAGCTTTCCTCATCATCGAGCGCGACGCGGTGCTGCACCGAGCCGTCCCTCGTGTAGAAATACACGTCCGCTTCATCGTCCTTATGCGTAATGGCATACGCACCGGGAACAACGAACTTAAGGGTTTCGCGTCCCTCAACGAGCGCCAGAAGGCGCAGTACGCCCTCCCCTGCAAGCATAATATACAGGGGCACTTTTTTCGAAGTGTTGATATCGAGCGTCACTGGACGCTTGTAATCATTGTCGAATGGCATCGCTTGACCGGCTGGCAAGTTTTCCCAGCTATGAATGTCGTTCAGAGTAATCATGGTAATGGCCTTTCTTGACCGTGTTTTGCTTATGAGGGCGGAGGCTACGTAAGTGGGCGCTACACCCTCCCGGGTTAAGCGCCCACGCCGGTCTTGACGACCGTCCTCAAGAGGGCTTTTGCTCTGCAAAAGGACTGCCGTGGGGTTCTATGCCCTAAGCAGGCACAGGTTCCTTGTCGATGCGCTCCAAGTCCACCTTAGACATGATCACATCGTATTCACTCACCGGCAGCGCCTCAATCAGCGCAGGGCCGAATTGGGTATTGCCCTCGATCACGCACTGGCCGAGCGTGATGCAATCGAATGGATCGATTGTCGAGGTCCAAAACGGCTTGAGGTGAATGTCGGCTGGTACGAGGTACGCATCCTTCGTAAGACGCGGGTTCTGTGTCTCGACCGCCCAAATGGCGTTACGATCCTCATCGAACCCGGCGTCAACTTCAGGCCTATGGAACCGGCCACCAATGCCCGGTGGCACAAAATTCCACTGGAAGTTTTTAGGCCCATAGCCATAGATGTCGTCGGGCTGATCGTGGTCGTTATCGATGTAATCGTTTTTCACGATCTGCACCGCCTCCGGGTCCAGATGATCCTCAAGAAACGCGGGAAGATCGTCCGGCGACAACGCCGCCAGATATGGGTCCTCCATGCGTTCGAACAATTGTTCCGGCGCACAATACGCCACAATGATCACAACGCCGCCACCGGGTACCCGTGGTACATTAAGATTGAACTCAATGGCGGACGCCCCTTCCACGATTGACGTAGTCATCGCATCCGAGTCCGAAGAATAGCGTTTGGCCATACCAAACCGATTTTCGGCTCGCTTAAGCAGGATGGGCTGACGCCACGCTTGTTCCGTGACGGATATACCATCCATCAACAAATCACGGATCATGTCTTCATGCGCGTTGTACCGCTTCATGATGTTTGCGAAAATCTGGGCTTTTCTTGCAGTCTCGATATTCGCAAGCGAAATCGTGATCCCGTTGTCTTGCAAAACCGCTACCGCGCCTTGCAAATCAGCACGCAGCCCTTTAATGCCCGTCACCGCGCCCCCGGGCGTTGCCCCTGTGGCCGTTACCGCCGTAAAACCACTGATGGTATTCACGGCGAGCGCCCTGTCACCGCCCGCTTGCGTTGCGGTTATCTGTGTGGTGCCATCACCCGCCACCGGCACATAGCGGTTTGCTATGGTGCCTTTGATAGCTAGATTTTGTTGCGCCACCGACAACGCTACCTCGCCTTGCATCACTGCCTGATCGAAGTCTGGCACGATGTGCGAAAACATGTTTTTCGGCCACATCGCTTGAGCGAGTGTCTTGTCCAGCAGGTCGCGCTGTGGAATGTTTGCCGACACTTCCGCCCGCGCAAAATTGACGGCTGCATTATACGCCCGAACATATGCCATGTTCGCTGACTGCGTCGCCCGCCTATGCTTACCCAACCGCTGATGAATTTGGTTGGTTTCGGGCGCACCCGCTGGCTGCGTCACGAAATACGGTGTCGGTGCCGC